AGCGAATGTAAAGACTGACTAAGCATGTAGTACCGAGGATGTAGGAATTTCGGACGCGGGTTCAACTCCCGCCAGCTCCACCAAATAAAACAAGGGGTTACGTGAAAGCGTAGCCCCTTTTTCTTTGATAGTGGCGACAAAATGGCGGCAAGCATTATTATCGATTAAAGGACTACAGATATGAATAAACCTCTAATAGCCTTATTGCTCATCACCAGCTTCAGCGCATCTGCTGACAAAATCCCATCTTCTATCCAAAACCTGATTGCTGTTTACGACACCAGGACGCACAGCCTAGAAGATGGTGAGCTTACTATCAGATATAACAAACGACTTTTGCTGGTAGATGCAGCTGAATCGATGTTCCAAGGCATCTGTAATGATTATTATATGAACAATTGGAAACCTGGCACGATCAAGAGAATTACACTTCTTAATGTCACTAGCGATCAGGGCTTTGAAATCAATGCTGGAGGGGATGAGTGTAGAAAAGCTGGCACAATGAAAGACGAGCAGGCGCGCACCTATAGAACCAGCTTTATTAAACCTCTTCAATAATGAAGTTTAATGAAATCCATGATTTTCTTTGGTTTCTTTCGGCATTCCTCCCGTTTCTTTTTGAGGAAGAATGCCATCAACTTACCTTAAAAATTCATGTGCCCTTGCCCACTCACTGTTGGATGTGGAGGAGCGTTATTTACCAATGCTGGCGTAACTATAAAGCGCACTACCGTTTCATGGGTGACAAAGGTGCTACCACAGTTAATGTTCTGGCACTGGCAGTAACGCTCTTTTGTGCTGTCCGTAACCTGAAAGCTGCTCCTAGTGTGCGCTGAGTGTCCACACTTTGGACAATTCATCATTTTAAGTTTCTCCGCCGCCATTAAGTTCTCAATAATGATACACAATAAATTATTATTAAGAACTTATTTATTCTATTTCTAAATCATCAATCTTTACCTCAAGCTCCAGACTGGTAGTAAAACCATTATCCGGGCTGACCGTATGCGTCAACGTTGTAATGGTCCATTCGGCATCGTCGATAGGCTGTTTAAAGCCGCTCACCTTTACTGGCATTTCGGTGTAGAGATCTGCCCGGCCCTCTGCGAGCTGCAGCGAGAATGACGCAACCCCACGCTGCAGGCGCTCCCATTGCATTTTTGCCGCACGCTCAGCATTGCTGCGGTTTGCGTAAGTACGATTTAGAACCAGTACGTTTTCATCCGTTCCCACCAGATAATCACCCTGTTTTGCTTCTGGCTCTTTTGGCGCGGTGGTTTTCTTCCGACGGCGCTTAACCTTGATTGTTTCTTTTTTCTTGGGTTCGCGGGTATGCAGCCAGCTGGCAATTACGCCGGTATAAGCACCACGATCAGCCAGGGTAAAACGATGACCGTCACCGACTTTACGCTCAATGGTGATAACCGGCAGCGGCTTACCGCTCGCCGTTTTTCCCTGCCCCTGCCGGATAAACAACAGGTTTCCATCCTTAACGGAAGCAATCGCCCCATACTGGCGCGCCAGCTTCATCAGGAAACTGGCATCGCTTTCATTGGTCTGGTCCATGTGATCCAGCGCCTTGTCCGTCAGGTCTTTACCCAGCGCCATTTTGAGGTTATGCCGCGCTGCGATTTCCTTTACCACATCGCCAACGGTTGTCTGGTGCCATGACTTTTCGCGCCGGGTATTGAGGGTTTCACGGAAATCAGCGCTACGGGCACGGATAGTCAGACGATCAGGAGCACCGCTGTGCTCAATCTCATCGACAGTAAACGCCCCTTTCGGGAAAAGCGGCTGTCCTTTCCACCCCAGCGCCAGCTGAATAACAGCACCACGTCGCGGCAGAACGATCTGCCCGTCGGCGTCGTCCAGCTCCAGATCAAGTTGGTCAGCCTCAAAACCCCGGTTATCGGTCAGCGTCAGACTCATCAGGCGCGCATCCAGCGCGGTTGTCACGTCCTTACCTTCAATAGTGATACTGAAAGCCGGGCTTTTGCTGTTCAGGTCAAAAAGATCAGAGCTAAAATTCACTGCAGCAACCCTCCAACAGTATTTTTAATATTACCTATCGCAGACGTTGCAGAGTCCTGCAGGTTACTGAGCTGATCGCTGAGACTGCCGAACATATCAGACAGCGACTCATCAACCCTTTTCAGGGTCAGCGTAAACTCAATACGGCGAGGCATTCCGCTTTCAAAAAATTCCGTTTTTGTCTGACTCAGGCTCTCGATTACAAACATGCCGTAAATGGTCCCGCTACCCTCAATCAGGGGCCATGCTTTGCCCAGCTCTGCCATTTGCTCCAGCGCGAGCAATGACAGCCTGCCCCCGGTGACTTCCGGCAGCAGTACGCCAGATAACGTCAGCGAGTCATTATCCGGGCCAAGAAACTGCGTTGATGGTCGCCGGTTCACCCGACTGTTGACGGCGTGTCGCCAGCTTCGCTGATACTGCAGCTCCTGATATGGCACTGTGCGCAGCATGAAGACATATAACCCCAGCACCATCATCATGATTCATATCCCCCTTGATCACTGAAATTACTGCGCGCTTTAGCCCTGGTCTTGCGCTCGCGTTCGTCAAGCTGTCGGGCAACTTCACGGGCAATATCTTGCGCACTCTGCCCTGGCTGAGCATAGATAGTGATCGGCGCGTGAGTTTCAAAGTGCATCACTGGCGGCGCGCTGGCAGATTTCGCAGGCTGGCTTTGTTTATATGCCACAGTAGGCAGACTGTAAGGATGTAGTGGAGCAGCCTCTGCAGGCGCTGCCGCTACGCCCATGACGCCTGCAACGACGGAAGCCAGCGCGGCAGTACGCCGCCTACTGGTCACATGTGCGGGGCCGTTCACAATTTCAGGGCCGTTCTCCCCAACAATACCGAACTGACCGCGCGGAATAATCCCACCACTGTCATACATCCCGGCAAACGGAACCGCAGCAGCCGCTGCTTCACCAACCACCTGCACCTGTGCTTTATTTTGTGTTTTATTATTTCCGGTCATCCAGTCAGGCAGATAATCGGTGACTGAGGAAAGCTTGCTTTTGAGTGTCTCCCATTTGGCATTAATTCCATTGAGAATGCTGTCAATAATGGCGCTGCCCATGTCCTGAAACTTCGCAGGAAGCGCGGCAACATCAGCTAGGATCGAATTCCATTTATCACTAATAGATTGTCTGATATTGGCCCACGCCTCAGAAACGCCAGATTTTATTGCATCCCAATTTTTAGCTATTAATCCCGGCAAGGTATAATTAAAGAACAGTGACTTAATCCCCTCCCACGCGGCGCTGGCCTTTTCTTTAATCCAATCCCATGCCGTACCTGTGGCATTACATACGGCATCCCACATGGCCTTGAACTTTGGCCCAAGCGTGTCCCAGTTCTGCCAGATATAAATAGCACCAGCGGCGATCAGCCCTATGACAGCCAGTATAGGGTTTGCAAACATCAATCGGCCCAGCCATAAAACTGATTTCCCGATCCCTCCCAGCGCAGCACGAACCAAGCCACCCACCGATGCGAACTTCAGGCCCAACATGCCCGCGCTCACTCTGATGATTGCCATCGGACCAAGGATTGATGCCAGCACCAAAGAGATAGCCCCTACAGCCGTTGCAGCAACGGCAAATCCTGCAGCCATCTTGAATAAGGCAGACGTAAGCGAGGGATGGCGTTTAACAAAACCGTCCAAACGAGAGGCTAACTCCCCCAGCCAATCGGCGAGGTTCTTTAATGCAGGTGCTACGGTTTCACCAATACTCGCCATCGCATTAGTGAATGTCCCGGTAGCAGTCTCCCATTTATTCCCCAGGGTGTTCAGCGATGCATCAACACGCTCCCTAAGCGATGCCTGATTTTCAAGCTTTGCTGCAGTTTCTCTATATCCTTCAATCCCTTTGGATAGCATAATGTTCAGCGCTTGTAGCGTTTCCGCATCATTGCCAAACAAATCTTTCATGGTTGCCATTTGGGTTTCTGGATTTAATTTTTTAAGTTTCTCCAGCTGAGCGTACATATTTTCCAGACCACCAAACCCACCCTTCCCGTCAGAGAAGTTGAATTTAATACCCGCGCCCTTTTCTTTCAGGTCATCGTTAACCGCCTTAATATTGTCAGCATCCAGAGCGGCCTGAAAAATCTTTCGGTATGCATTACCGGCAGACTCACCAGCCATACTCCCCTGATCAGCCATAACTAACAAAGGCGCGAAAGTTTTGACCGCTTCCAACCCCTTCTTATTGATGATATTCATCGCGCTGCTGATTTTTGAGAACCCCTGCAGCATATTTCCTGAATCTACCCCCGCGTAGAATCCTTTCTGGATCACGTCCATCAGATTCATCATGTCTTTTTCGGAGGTCTGAGTAGCATCTTGTAACTTAGCCGCAAACTCAGCTGCTGCAGTGGGAGCCATCTGTAACTGCACGCCAAGATAAGCTGCTGACTCTCCCAAGCCGCCCAGGATGACCTGCGCCGACATACCCTGACGGCGTAGCATAGTCATCATGTTCTGAAAGTCGGCTGTTGTTCCCGGCAGCTTATCGCCCAAAGCAACTGCAAGCCGGTTAATTTTTTCAAATTCAGGCGCTACCTTTCCGCCCGGTCCCATCATTGAACCGGCGAGCTGATTCGCTGCATTTTCTGATTCTGAATAGGCTTTTACTGGAGCCAACAACGTCATGCCAGTAGTTACCCCAGCCGCCATCGCCCCTGCACCATTACCTGCCAGAGAGTTCCTTAACTCGCGGGTCTTTTCAGCCTTGGCTTTGATGGCGTTGAGCTTTCGCTGACGCTCGCCAACTTCACGCAGCCTGCGCTCCTGCTCAGCCAACTGTCGGTTATACCGCTCAGTTTCTCGTGCAATCCGTGCCGTCTCACGCGCTCCGCCCCCAGCAGATAACCCCAGCCGATAAAGCTCAGCCCTGGCTGCCGCCATCTGGCGAGTTTCCTGTTGCTGTTTTTGTTCAAGACGTGAAACAGCACGCCACTGAGCTTCCAGCGCCTGCGTTTGTTTTTTTGTCGGGGATTCCAAAGATGACATTTCGCGCGTCATCATTTGAGCGCGTAGCCTCGCCTGATCCAGTTCGGCACCAGTACGGCTAACACTTTTAGTTAGTTGATCGAAAGATTTAAGCTGACCTCCAGCATCACTCAGCTTTTTAATCTGATCGCGGGTTTGTCGAATAGCTGATGCCAGCTCCTTAGAGCCAGCCTGTGCATTTTTAAATGGGCGGGTTAACTTATCCACCGCCCCCAGAACTACCTGCAGTCGCAAGTTATTATCACTCATCGCTTGCCCCGCTTCTCTGAATTGCCTTATGCCGCCACTCCAGCACATCAGTCAGCGGCATAACGTCAGTGATGGACGGCGACCAGTGAAAGATGGTGGCAATATCTGCCACCAGATCATCAACCGTCAGGTTGTCGGCAAATCGACAAGCACCGACTTCGGCAACAAAAAAGTCACCACCTCTACAGCCATTGCTGTCAGATCGGCGGGGTCCAGCTCTGCCATTTCCTGCGCGGTCAGCGTCGGAGTGGAGATTCGCGGGATCACAGTCATCATCGCGCCCACGTCCATATCCATAATGGCCTGCAGACGGGTGCCACGCAGTGCGCCGGACTGCGGCTTGCGCAGCACAATTTCGGTAATTTCAGTTTTACCGCGCATGATGGGGGTATCCAGTTTTACGGTCTTTTCAGTCAGCTTGTCGCTCATGTTCGTATCCTGTTAATGAAATACTGGCGCGGCTGCCCGCGCCGTTAAGGTTAATCAGAGGCCGAGGGCATTACGGTGTTCTTCCATCAGATCCACGCCGTCAACGATTTCAACCATGTTGACCAGATCGACCTCATAGAGCACCTCACCGTTAATGGTCAGCTTCGCGTAGCTGTTAGTACTGCTGACCTTGGTGGCGCTACTCTCGCCGGTTTTCCACTCGCCGGAATCCACTTCTTTATGACGCCCGCGCACAACCAGCTCAACGGCCTGCACTTCGCCAGTATCGTCACGCTGAATAGAGCCGGTGAAACGCAGCTGGATGCCGTCAACGGTTGCCTTGCCCATCTGCTTGAATAACAGCAGTTCGGTGCCGCCGATTGAAAATTCCGTGTCCAGTGCGCCGTCATCCAGCCCCATGTCCACATCCACCGCGCCCGGCATACCGCCGCCGCGATACTTCTCAAACTTGCGGGTGAATTTCGGCAGGGTCAGAGACTCGACAATCCCCTGCCAGTTGTTCCCGTCGTTGAACAGGTTCAGGTGTTTTAACTTACGTGGTAAAGCCATGGTGTCCCCTTACGCGCTGACCTGGCTGGAGAAATCCAGCAGGTACTGATCGGTGATGCGCTGGCGCAGCATCAGGTTTTCAAGCGGCGGCACCGGCGTGTAGTCGTAGTCGATAGTGAGTTTCCCTGCTTTCAGGGAGTCTTTATCGTTCACCGACTCATCCAGCCAGCAGTCTGCACCGATGATGTAGCCCTGCGTTTTCAGGCTGCGCAGCTTGGCGCGGATACCTTCGATAATGTCACGGGCCAGCGATGGGTTGAGCACGCCATCCACCGCCCACATGTGCGCTTCAGCGATGGTGTCAGCCAGCACCTGCGCCGTGCGGGTGTAGTTCTCAAAGGCAAACAGCGGATCGTCACTGAGGCAGCGGGAACCCCAGAAGCGGAAGCCGTCTTTGCGGATAAGCGTGGTGACGTCATTCTGGTTGAGCAGTCCCGCATCAGTTGCCGGGTCCTGCAGATCCCAGAACACATCAGCGGAAATGCCGGTGACACCGTTCACGCCCACGTTGGACAGGGTCTTGTGCCAGCCGGTCTGCTCGTCAATTTTGGCTCGCAGGCCGAGCGCACGGGCGGAGGCGTAAGCTGTCGCGTCTGCATTCAGCACAGTGTCAAAGTTGATAAAGTCAGGCCAGATCAGCATCCCCTCGCGCTGGCTGAAATTGTCCCGGTAAGCAATGGCTTCCTCCACCGTCTTGCAGCCATAGGCAGACAGGTAGGCAAACCCGCGCAGACTCTGCGCCACGCTCAGCAGCTCAGTGGCAACCGCCTGCGTGTCGTGTCCCGGCACACCGAGAATGCGCGGCTTGACACCGAGCTGCGACTGCGCCGATAGCAGCGCTTTCATGCCCGTTTTTTTACCGTCAGCAGTCACACCGCCGATAATGTTGGAGGTGGTTTCCGCTTCGGTTTCGCCCTGCGCCACGCGCACAACGACGGTCACGGGTTTAGCCTGGTCTGCAATCGCATCCAGCGAACGGGCCAGCGTGCCGGACTCTCCCGCTTTGCCGCTGGCGGTCAGCACATCGGTCAGCAGAATCGGCTTGTTGAGGGGAAACATGGACGCATCAGCATCATCGCCGGTGCAGACCATGCCCACGATGGCGGTGCTCACCGTGGTAATGGATCGGGTGCCCTCGTTGATTTCAACAACGCGCACCCCGTGGTGGTAATCCTGAGCCATAGCGGCGAACCTCCTGATTGGAATAGGCTTCGCCCTATGTTGTATTGATTACGTCACGCAGACAGCTGTGCGGCGTTGTCCTGTTAATCACACAATGTCGCAGGATCTTTCAGGATGATACTGCCTGGAAAGTATCCACATATCTTCATTAATGCTTAACCATACACAAAATGACATAGACATTTTCCGCAATGATCATCCATAATAGTATCTTCCTCTTGCTGCACTTACTTTTAGCACATAGCTAAGTAGGTTGTTTTTCTCAAATTTACTGTTCATAAAAACACAAGACAATGAATACATATACACTAACAAGCTACAGCATAATTTACTCTATTTTGATTCCTTTTATTATATACTTTGCACTATCTATTCTCCCTGTTTTTCGCAGACCAATAATAGAAGATGGTCCAGGGAAATATATTTATCTTGATCCATTAAGAGGCCTTGCTGCAGTTTTTGTATTTATACACCACTCAATAATGATCTACAATTTACATACGATAGGTACTTTTGCACCAGACGGGGCATTTTCTTACGCATCACAAGCAGTAACTGTCACATATTACCACTTCGGTCAATCATCTGTGATGATTTTCTTCATGATTACTGGTTTCTTATTTTTTGGGAAAATATTAAATTTCGAAAAAAAATTTATAAGTGACGACTTCTTTTTATCCAGAATAAAAAGATTATTCCCCGCAATGTGTTCTTGCTTTATCCTTTATATTATCGCATGTTTTCTTTTATCTGACACCACAGCTAATAACAATTATTTAGAACATGTGTTATCTTGGTTTTCATTTGGTTTTATAAATCTACCAAAAGTTTCAAGCAACATAGATGGTTGGATGTTAGTTGCGGGAGTTTTTTGGACGTTAGTTATTGAATGGAAATTTTATCTCATCACCCCTTTATTGAGTTCATTAATTAACACCAAAATTAAATCAATTTGTTTTATTCTAATTGCATCTTGCATAACAATACAGTTATTTATAAATAATCAATTAACTGAGAAAGAGGCATCCATATATCTCTGTTTTATTAGCGGATTTGTTGCAGCCATAGCCAACAAGTATTATAGAGAGAAATTATCAATGTTATTTACAGGATTTATATCAGCATCATTAATTACTTCCATATACGTATATTGTTTTTATAATACCATTGGCTCTTATAACTTCCAAGTTACTGGTGCATTATTTTTGCTGTTTATATCAATAGTATCAGGGAATTCTTTTTTTGGAATCCTAAAAATTAAAGCTCTGCACTGCGCAGGAAAATGTAGTTATAGTGTATATATAATGCATGCTTTAATATTGAATATTATTTTCTTTGTTATGGCAAAACAATATGATTATTACGTTTGTTTTTTAGTGGCTTCTGTAACTCTAGGAGTGCTAACCATTCTTAACTACGTGTTTGTAGAAAGAAAATTCATATCAGGAAAGCAAGAGAAATTAAAGCAAGCAACTATATAAATAGAAATGGCGCCAATACCGCAATGGCGCCACTATGAGATAAAATTTCAAATCGGCAATGGCGGCCAGTAAAATTCAGGCGCAATAGCTGTTTCTACCGGGATAGCCTTAACATCCCGTTTGTAAAGCATCCATTCAGAGAGACTTTTTTTGTTGCCATCACTGATATCACCTAACATCAATTCTGTGCGCCAGTCCGCAGTAATACTGTCGGCATATGCCAATAACTCAGCACGACGCGCTTCTGCCGCAGCTATCAGTTCCTCATGTGTTGGTGGAGTCGGATCGCTCCAGACAGGCAGACCATCCTCACCTGCAATACGAATTTTATCAGGTGGAGACTGAAGAAATGTCTCATAAACATCATCACTGATTTCTATGCCATCATCAGGCCAGGAGCCAGCCTGTTCGTAGACTTCCTTAAGTGATAACGGATAAAAAGCATTGTTTTTAGGACCGTATATATAATTATTCATCATTAATATCCAATCGCTATCCAGCGGAAGTTGAAGGTTCCAGTAGATTCAGAACAACGTAATTTGAATGAACTGCTGTTTATCGGAGATGCTGCTGCGGCTGGTACAACTATCGAACCATTATCAAATACTGCTGATATTGACACCATTTTATTTGCAAAAGCGATGGGAAGATTGACAGTTGTCCCACTTCCTGACGCTCCACCTGATGCTGCTGCATCATATCCCCATTGCACAATGAACCCATCAGGACCTTTCCTCCACCCCCGGTCAATCCCTGAATATGACCAGCTACTCATATCAGGAACCTGCCCTGAACCTGTACCCACATCTCTACTCGCCGCGGTGCCCACAGCCGAGATGTTGACCTTGGTTGCCAGTCCATTGTTGAGATCAGTTTGAGTTAATTGCGGGTACCATGGACTCCATTTGGTGTTGGTTTTATCTAACGAAACCCTGATCCAAATATGTCCACCTGTTGTAAGATAAACTTGTAATCCGTTATATGCCGCAGGAAGAACCAGAAGAGTACCAGCATCCTGTTCAGGATAATTTTTCCCTGAAGTGGCGCTGACTGCCACCTCCTGTCCATAAATACCAAATGCATCGTCTCCTCCCAGCGCATTGAGGTTTACTGATGCCGGAAGGTATTGTCCTTTAATCAGGAATGCTTTTTCCAGACCAAGGTATTGTAGAAGGGCAGACACGCTTTTCCCGCTGAGGTTAGTCAAAGTGGCATCAAGGGGCTGTTTTCCCGCCAGCGCGTTCATCACTGTTGTCGCAAAGTTAGGATCATTCCCCAGCGCAGCTGCCAGTTCATTCAGTGTGTCCAGCGCCTCCGGCGATGAACCAACCAGCCCAGCAATAGCTGCCTTCACAAATGCTGTAGTGGCAATCTGCGTATTGTTCACAGTCTGCGCCGCAGTCGGAGCCGTTGGCGTTCCGGTCAGGGCCGGGCTTGCCAGTGGTGCTTTCAGTGCCAGCGCATTGTTAATGGTGGTACTGAAATTCGGGTCATTATTGATAGCTGCCGCAATTTCTTTCAGCGTATCCAGCGTTGCCGGTGCGCCACCAATCAGGGCAAGAATAGCAGCCTGCACAAAGGCCGTGTTTGCAAGCTGCATGGAATTATTGCCTGCCACCGCCGTCGGCGCTTTTGGCGTACCGGTAAGTGTCGGACTGTCTTTTGGTGCATACTGCGAATGAGGATCAACAGCAGCAAGATGCTTTGCCATCAGGTCATCCACATACACCTTAAGCTCCAACACCTTGTCATCCACATATTTGCGAGTTGCCAGCACCACTGCAGGGTCTATTTTCAGGGTGATGTTATCGGTGCTGCTGGTAATCAGTACCATACGCACGGTCTGCGTACGTCCGCTGCCCTCCGCCAGCTTCGGCTTGTAGCTCTCCGGGCAGTTTCCCACAGCGATCAGTGCTCCGGTTTCATCAAAAAGGCCGACTTCACGAATCCACCACCCACCCTCATTTTCCGGGATCACCTGCTCAGCAATAATCTGGCTGCTGTTCTGCGGGTCGATATACAGCATATTCAGCGCTGCGCGGCGCTCCTCTGTAACTAATGCGGTCTGTTGCGCGTTGGGTGTGGGCAGCGCACCGCCACCGCTACCCACCGCCATATGGGTAATTTTAAGCGGGACACCGAGCGCGGCGGCGCTTGCCAGTTTCGCCGCGCCGATATCCGTCAGCAGGGTGTAAAATTTTGCGCTCATGGGTTCACTCTCATCGTGTCAATAACATGGACCGCCCCGCCCTCATAAGCGGTGCCGCCGGAAATAATGGTTTCGTTGATATACGGGTAGATCGTGATTTCTTCGCCGGTGTAGGTGGCTGCACTCACAAAATACGGGCCGCCAGTCTGCAGGTTGATGGACATACCAACCAGATGACGGCTGCATGGTTTGGCATCACCGATCAGGCGCTCCAGCTCCAGATAGGTTTCTTCTGTTATGCCCTGGTCCTGCACGCCAATATCCAGACGGAACGTCCCCGGCGTTTCGCCGGTCTGCCACCACTCAATGATGCGGATCAGGAAGCCAAACGGCTCCACCACACGCCGCACGGCACTGGTTGTCCCCTTGTGCTGATGGATATAAAAAGCGTCCTGCACAACGCGGCGCTTGACGCTTTCTGTCCAGCTCTCATCCCAACGGTCAACAGAAAACGCCCAGGCCAGATAGGGCAGGAATCTAATCGGACAGGTTGCCGGATTCCACAAATCACGCAGCGATACCTGCAGATCGGAAATCCCGCTGCAGGTCTGCGCCAGTCTGCGCTCAAGCGGCGACGAACCCGGCGGCAACAGACTATTCATCTGTGCCCCCGTTGGTGACGCTCCACTCTGTACAGGACGCCGCCTGCGTCTTATCCAGCACCACATCCTCCAGCGGGGACGCCAGTTCCACACGCTGGACGCCCTCCACATGCAACGCGGCATAAATGGCGCTGCGGCGGATATCACGTCCCAGCCGCGTCTGACTGGCGATGTATTTCTGCAGGCTGGCTTTTGCTTCTGCCATCACAGGCTCAGCCTCCGGCCCCGGATAAAGGAAGATCGTCGCATCCACGCTGTACGGAATAATTTCAGCGCTGCGCACCGTCAGGCGGTCTGCCACCGGGCGAACCTTTTCACTGTTAAGCGCCTGCTCAACCACTGCCAGCAGGTCAGCCCCTGCTGTACCGTCACCCTCGCGACTCAGTACGGTAAGCACCACCTCTGCCGGTGCAGGACTGGTTGCGCTGGCATCAGCCACGCGCCCGTCCGCGCTTTTAGCGTGAAACTCGTAGGCCGCCGTCGGTCCCGCAACGGACAATCCCTCAAACGCAGCCGGAACACGCAGGCGCAACGCCTCATCGCTTTCCATGACGGCAGCAACCGGCGGCACCGCGTCGTTATCGGCAGGCGTTACCGTCAGGCGTTTCACGTTGTAGTTGGCTGCCAGCTGATCGAGATCGCCGCCGATGGCATACGCCACCATAACCGCCTGCGCGGCCTCGTTAATACGCTGGCGCAGCAGGATTTCGCGGTAGGTGCTTTCCTGCAGCAGCTTGGTGACGGGTTCAGATTCCAGTGCCAGCGTGCGCCGTACCGCGTCCTGCTCAACCGCCGGATAAAGGGCCACAAATGCGGCCTTGCGCTCAGCCAGCAGCGTCTCAAAATCCGGCACGTCCACTATCTGCGGCGCGGGCAACTGGGAAAGGTCAATCACTGCCATTGTCTGCTCCTGTTGATACCGAAAGGGAAACCGGCGCGCCGTTGTTGCGCTGCCCGGTAAGCTCTACCACCATGGAGCCGTCAAAGCTGCTGCTGATGGTGATGGAATCCAGCGTAAGCCGTGGCTCCCAGCGACTCAGGGCCACATAGACCGCAGACATGACCTGCAGGCGTAGCGCCGGGTTCTGCGGCTGGTCAATCAGGGCAGACAGCAGGGAACCATATTCCCGGCGGGCGATCCGGCTGCCCTGAGGAGTCAGTAGAATATCCCGCACTGACTGGCGGAGATGGTCCGTATCAGTAATGGCCTTGCCGTTGCCCTGGCTCATGCCGATATACAGCGTCATACCGGACCTCCTGACGTATCGCCGCCTGACTTCACGCCGGTGTGACCGTGTTTATCCACCACGATCCCGTTTGAACTCATCGCGCCGCCGCCCTGGGTGACGCCGCCATTGATCACCATCTCGCTGTTAATGCGCGTGGTATCAGCCTCCACCACAAACTCACCGGTTTTGAGGGTGATATTGTCCGCCGCCTCGATCACCATGGATTTGATACCCCGGACATGCCACCGCCCGGTGGCGGGTTCATACTCAAACCAGCCCCCGTCCGGGTACTCCGTCACGCAGCCGTCCACAGAATCCGACGGCGGCGCAAACTGATTGGAGTAGATGGCGGGCAGCACAAAAGCGGTTTCCAGATTGCCGCCCATGCTCAGCACCACCACCTGCTCATCCGGCGACGGGCACCACCATGTACGGGCGCCACCGGCACGCAGCGTCAGCCAGTTAATCCAGTTAGTTTCAAGCTCGCCCACTTTCACCCGGCACAGCCAGTTTTCCCGGTCCACTTCGGTCACGGTGCCGGTGCGGATCAGGTTAGTGATAAGGCGCATGATTTCGGTCAGTTGTGCATTCATAACGAAAGGTTGCCATCAGAGGGGAAAGGGAGGCAGCGTGGGCGCTTGTGCCAGCGGTGACACAAAGATCACCCCGCCAGCCAGCGCAGCAGAGTGTCACGGGTGATGGTTTCCACCTCATCATTCACGCCTAACAAGCGGCGCTCTGCGTAGCGGACCTCCGGGCCTTTTCGGCTGACGCGATCACGCAGGCCGTAATGGTGAACACGGGCAATGCGCTGCACCTTGCCATCAAACTGCACGCTGGCGGAGTCCGCACTGGCGGCGGTTTTCAGGTATTTTGTGGTGCGAAGCTTTGCAAACATCTGGCGTTTGATGCGCCCCTTCTTGCTGCGGGCTGTCACCCGTCGCGGCTCATAGCCGCTGCCGTCAGGATTACGCTGTAGCCTGATGTTCTGCTGCTGCGTCCGGCGCAGCTGTTGCGCCAGTTGCCGCATCATACGGTTGCGTGCAGCAGGCTCCAGATTTGCCAGCAGCGCCGTCAGCCAGTCATCCACCCTCTGCAGCTCATCCACGTTTCACCGTCCACATTTCTTCGGGTTCGTCCGGCTCCGGCACCGCTTCAACGCTCGACACGCTGCCGTCAGTGCTGACCAGCACGCGCTCCGTCAGTTGCAGGTTCAGGCTGATATCGCACACATCGTTGCGCAGAATATCCACTTCAAAGGTGAACAGTTTTTCGCGCAGTTCCGGGTTGTTGATGGCATCCGGCTGGCTGGTACTGAGCCACAGCAGGACTGGGGCCATCAGCAGATTCTGGTCGCCGCTGAAATCCTCGATCACCACGTTCAGGGTGTAGCGGTACTCCCATGACATGGAGCTGGCACCGGTTGCCACCAGTGATCCGTTATCAACGAAAAGGTGCAGCTTGTCCGGGTTATCGCGGACATAGGCAACCGCTTTATTCAGGGCGCTGCGTAAGGACTGCGGTTTGTTCACTGTCTCGCTCCTGACACGCAATAATCGTGTCCACTTTGTCAGCACAGACCGCCCAGGCGGCCTCGGTTTCATCCAGCACCGTATTCAGATCGCCGTTACTGCGCGGCGCTGACCTTTCCAGGCGGCACTGCGTCACTCTGGGACAGCCACTCACGGTAAGCTGCACCTCCGGCGAGGGCTGGACGCTCCCGCAGCCGGATAATGTCAGCAGGCAAAGGAGTGTCAGCCCAGCGGCGCAAATCCTCGTTTTCACGTTTCAGTTCCTCGATCCGGCGCTGGCGACTTCGCAACAGTGCGGTGGTCTGCTCCGCTGCCGCATAAAGCCGCGTCTGCTCCCGGCTGTTGGTTTCGGTCAGAATGGACAGGCCGATCAGCTGGCTGTTTTTCTTCGTCAGCTCCTGCGTTTTGCTTTTCAGCGCCGCACCCTGCGTCTCGATGGTGTGGCTGGCATTGTTAAGCTGCCACGACTGCCAGCCCAGCGCCGCAAGTGCCAGCGCTAGCACTACCGCCAGCGCACGCATCAGGCCGCCATCGGCTCATGAAGCTGCGCGCGGGCAATCTGATACAAAACCAGCGTCAGCAGGTAGAAGACCAGGGTGATCACCCATCCCGAAAACGCCAGGCACAGAACAATAAGCAGCCTGATTACCCATGTACGCACGGGTTTTACGGGGTGCGCCCTGAATTTCAGCAATGCCGCCCTGACCTCATCGCGCGCCCGATCTCCGGCGAACCACCCGACGGTGCACAGCGCAGCAAGCAGCCAGGCGAGGAAGCATGACACCTGGACAGACGCACCAACCAGAACCGGCGCACCGCTGCGCGGATACAGCAGGCTGATAACCAACAGCGCAACCCATGCCAGCTGGAAAAAAACGCTCATGACTTTCTTTTTCATTCCGTTATGCTCCTTTTAAGCACCAGGCCATTTCCCGCGCGCGGCGGTTCTCCAGACCTTTATTTTTCACACCGTTAACGTAAATCCAGCGAGGTAGCTGGTTGCATGCCTGCCACCACTGCTGGCGATTGATAAATGACACCATGGTTGACCTGCAGATCGCGCCGGTCCCCACATTGAAACCAATGCTCACCAGCGCATCGTAGACATGTTGCGGGGGCTTCACTGTCAGGCAGGCATCCAGCCTTTTTTCAGTCAGCAGCACATTGTTTATTAACCCCTGCGCCGCCTGCCGTTCCGTGATAGTTTTGCCCGGCACCACACCGGACGTATTGCCGATCCCGTCAGTCCACACGCCCGCGCTGCACTGATAAGGCTGCAGGCGGCATCCCTCGTAATCGGCGATCAGTTTCAGCCCCTCAACGGAGGTATGAAGCGACTGAAATCCGGGCAGCGTGGCGGCGATAGCCAGCACCGCCCCGACAAGGCAGCGCTTAACGATTGAAGGATTCATATTCCCCCCGCGAAATTTTGCCGCCACGTAACAATTTGAAAGACTGGTGTTTGTAGTACCAGTTGATAGCCAGCATCAGCACACCAATCAGTACGCCGCCAACCGTTGACGCATCCTTGAGCGACAGATCGCCCAGCCATGCCAGCAGCACGGCGATGCAGTAAGTGATAAAGGCGCTGATTCGTTCAAGCGTCATAATTCAGTCCCATAGCTGGACGGTCTGCGCCGTGGTTGACGCCGTAATGTCCGGCAGTTCCACCTGCAGCCCGTGCGGTAAAAATGGGCCGTACTCAGCCAGCCCCGGATTTGCCTGCAGAACCTGCTCAGTGACACCCTGCGTGCGCCCGTAATGACGCCAGCAAAGCGCGTCCACCGTGTCATACTGATGCGCACGCACTTTCATCAGATAAGCTCCACCGTACAGCGCGGCGCATCCTGCACCCTGCTGATAGCCCAGCGAGCATCACGCCACAGATCGCCGCTGGCCTCCGCCAGCTCCTCCCCTCGCTTCACACCTGACGCCGTGGCGTCATAGTCCTGATAACGCTCATTGAGCACAGCGCGCGCCCAGCAAAAAACAGCGTTGTGGTAGTGCTGGATACGCTCGCTTTTGCCGTCCAGCATTTCTGCGGGAACCTCAGCAAGTGTCCGCCAGCCCAGCATCTGCTGACGGTTGCGGAAGTCGTACAGCTCAGCGTTAACCTCAGAAATAGCCGTCAGCACGACCTGCTTTAAACGCGGCTGCGTCACCGTGCCATCAGTGCGCATCACACTGCGAAATTCCGACAGGTCCACATCAGGCCAGAACGGCGTATTTTTTATGACCTCCGCCTGTTCCGGTGCCTGTTCGGGCGCAACAAACTTCATGCGACTTTCTCCTGAATAAGTGGGCGGTGGACGGGGTTTTGATGTGGCAGTGCCTTTCGCCACCCCGTGCCGCCCGTGCGCGGGGCACGTTCTTTAGCGGCTGTCATTGCGCAGTCTGCGCTCCAGCTGCTGCTTTTCTTTTTTCACGCCACAGCGGGGATCGAGCTGCAGCGCATGGGTAAGGTGATTCAGGGCAGATGCCGGGTTGCTTTCGCTCAGTACAGCGCCGATGGCTTTATGCAGGCGCGCCCGCGACTGGTCCGGCATATCCAGATCGGTTGTTAGGTCCAGCGTCTGCAAGAGCAGATCGGCATCAAAAACGGCAGCGGCTAGCAGAGCGCTTTGCGCCGCGTCTGCCATTTCTTCTGCCAGCACGGTTTGCACGTTACGGTTGCCCAGCGGCATCACCCAGCCATGGCGCAGTGCATGACGCCCGATTTCCAGCGCACCGGCATAATCACCGGCGTCGATACGCCACAGCATCACGTACATCAGCACTTCATCCTGCTGCGCACCTCCGGCAGCCAGCACGCCCTCCGCCCAGGCGGAATATTTCGGCAGCAGCTCCACCTTGATTTCCGCCTTTTTCACCGTGGACTGGACGCCCTTGAGGCGGCGACGGTCTTCTGCCAGCTGCAGCAGCATCAGGTCATAGCCCGACGCATGGCGAACACTGCCGCCCTCACGGGCGGCCTGTTCGGCCTGAATGCGCAGGCGGTGCTGCCGTGCGGGACTCAGGCTCATGCGTTATTCCCCTCCTTCCGGTGCCGCAGGCGCGCTGAAATCACCGATTTCGATGTTTTCAACCAGCGCCGCGCAGCGGTAGTCCTCGACCACATACGCCTCGTTGACGGACTCAAAGTTTTCAATCCGGTCACGTTTCGGGTTGTCGATAACAGAACGGCGGCGGGTATCTTCCTGCCAGTAGATGGACAGGTTATCCAGACGGGTGATCAGCAGGGCATTTGCCGGGAAGTAAGGCGCACGCACGGCCTGCAGGCCGCCCATACGTTTCTGGCTGATGATCAGATCGGCGGCAATTTTCTCGCTGTTGTCCTGCTCTTTGTTGACCAGCGGGAAATACTTGTCAGACAGCAGTTCACGTCCGCAGACGACAACCAGATCGTCATCATCCTGATAAACCGCGTCGATCAGCTCGTTGACGGCATCCATCACCACAGCGTCCAGGTTGGCATAGTCGCCGCCCTTGCCCACTTTGACCGCGCCTGCAGTCGTTGCACCGTCTTTTGTGGTGCTGCCCATGACGTGATCCGGCGCGTCTTCGCGGATTTTCTGCAGCCAGCCTTTTTTGACGTCCTGCAGCAGCGGGTTTTCAGCACGGTTGGAGGTTTTGGCACGCTTCACGCCGTTAAAGCCGATCATGATGCGGTCCAGCGCCTGACGCTTGACGATGGCGTTGCGGATACGCACCTGGAAGTCCTGGAACTTCGCCCACAGGTCCAGTTTTGCGTAGGTCAGCACCGTGTCAAAGTTGGTCTGCTCGCATTTGTATTCCACGTCTTCCATCAGCGTCGGATCGGTAGGCTCGCGCTCTTTGGTGGTGGTATCGGTGGTTCCGGCAATGGTGCTGCCAACGCCCAGCCCCAGCAACTGACCGGACTGCTCAGTGACCGGCGTGATGTTAATAACCGTCAGGAAAGCGGCGGACTGCTGGATCTGGTCTTCCAGCGTCTGCTGCACGGACGGCTCCACGGTAAACTTGCTGGACAGTTCTTCAACTTCCACACCGTTCAGGCGCGCCAGTTGCTGCAGGTAAGCGTTAAAGGCAAAGCGGGTTTTCTTTTTCATCGGGTTTTATGCTCCATCAGCAATTGGTCAGGGTGCCTGCCGGTGCGTCACCGCCCGGCGCGCGCTGGCGGTAATCTTTGCGGCTGTCTTCACGGCTCAGCTGCTGCTGTAATTCGGCAAAGGCGGTCTGCTGCTCCTGCAGGGAGGACTCCAGCTCAGAAAGGCGCTGGTCCTGATCGGACAGGGATTTATCAGTGCGCTCGCTCAGGATCTGCTGCTCAGTAGCGACCAGCTCCACGGCTTTATGCACATCAGAGAATCGCGCATCGTCGGTCTGCTCTTTTTTGGTGAACAGCGCGGTGACGCGGGCAAAGAGGGACGGCTTTTCGTCCTGGGCTTCTTCCAGTTCAATCAGCGTTTCAACCGCTTCCGAAAACAGGTTTTCAGGGTTCAGCTTACGGTTTGCCAGCGGGTTATGTGCTGCACTGGCGCTGAAAGCCAGCATTTCGGTGCCCAGGCTCGCAGGATCGTCCGTCGCACCCAGCCCCACAAGATAGGCTTTGCCGGTGTCGGCAAACTTCGTGCTGACCTCCATGGAGGTGAAAAGCTTCTGGCCTTTCTTCACCAGTTCCACCAGGGCGTCCGTGGGTTCGATATCGGCATAAAGCGCCATCTTGCCCGCCAGCGGGCCGTCCTGGATTTCTTCTGCAACCAGCCCCGTCACCCTGCCGTAGCGGTTAAAGGTGCTGTCCGGCAGATAAGACTTGATGTGCTCAAGGTTAATCAGCGCGGTATAGACCGTCGGGTTGTAGCTGGCAGCCATCTGTACCAGCCATTCACGCTGGATCTCGCGCCCGTCAGTGGTGGCACCTTCCACCCCGATACGGAAACGCTTTGCTTTCACTGTCATGAGCCGTGCTCCGTTAGAAATAACTTACTGGAGCCTTATGTTTGCGGTGATGGGGGGAGTGAGACAACGCGCTGTATTTGTACGGTAAACCACACAAACCGCAGCCGGGGAAAGCCTCCATCCAAGGCCGTATGTTTGGGCCATGAACACGACACTGATCCCCGCAGACCTCGATCCCCGTCGGCAGGCCATGCTGCTGTACTTTCAGGGATACCGCGTAGCCCGCATTGCTGAAATGCTGGGCGAGAAAGTTGCAACCGTTCACAGCTGGAAGAAGCGCGACAAGTGGGGCGACTATGGGCCGCTGGATCAGATGCAGCTCACCACCGCCGCACGTTACTGCCAGCTCATTATGAAGGAGCAGAAAGAAGGGAAAGACTTCAAGGAAATTGACCTGCTGGCGCGCCAGTCAGAGCGCCACGCCCGGATCGGTAAATTTAACGATGGCGGGAACGAAGCAGACTTAAACCCGAACGTTGCCAACCGTAACAAAGGGCCGCGCCGCCAGCCCGAAAAGAATGTTTTCACCGATGAACAGACCGAAAAGCTGGAAGAAATCTTCCGCAACGGCATGTTTGAATATCAGCGCCACTGGTGGCAGGCAGGCGTAAAACACCGCATTCGCAACCTGCTTAAATCACGTCAGATTGGGGCAACATACTTTTTTGCCCGCGAAGCGCTGATTGATGCCATCACCACCGGGCGCAACCAGATCTTCCTCTCAGCCAGTAAGGCGCAGGCGCACGTCTTTAAGCAGTACATCATCGACTTTGCAAAAGAGGTGGATGTTGAGCTGAAAGGCGACCCGATGACGCTCAGCAACGGCGCGTGCCTGTACTTCCTCGGCACCAACGCCCGCACGGCGCAGAGCTACCACGGCAATCTGTACCTTGATGAATATTTCTGGATACCGAAATTCCAGGAGCTGCGCAAGGTTGCCTCCGGTATGGCCATTCACAAGAAATGGCGACAAACCTACTTCTCCACGCCGTCCAGCCTGACCCACAGCGCCTATCCGTTCTGGTCCGGCGCGCTGTTTAACCGGGGCCGTGCCAAAGCGGACAAGGTGGATATTGACCTGACCCACAGCAACCTTGCGCGCGGCCTGCTCTGCCCTGACGGACAGTACCGCCAGATCGTCACCGTGGAGGATGCGGTGCGCGGCGGCTGTAACTTGTTCGACCTCGACCAGCTGCGCATGGAGTACAGCCCGGACGAATACCAGAACCTGCTGATGTGCGAATTTATTGACGATCTGGCGTCAGTATTCCCGCTCAGCGAACTGCAGGCGTGCATGGTGGACAGCTGGGAAGTCTGGACCGATTTTCATGCTCTGGCGCTGCGCCCGTTTGGCTGGCGCGAAGTCTGGATCGGATACGACCCGGCGAAAGGCACGCAGAACGGTGACAGCGCCGGGTGCGTGGTGGTGGCACCGCCAACCGTGCCAGGCGGCAAGTTCCGCATTCTGGAGCGACACCAGTGGCGCGGGATGGACTTCCGCGCCCAGGCTGACGCCATTAAAAAACTGACACAGCAGTACAACGTGACCTATATCGGCATCGACTCGACCGGCGTCGGTCACGGTGTCTACGAGAACGTGAAAGCGTTCTTTCCTGCCGTGCGGGAGTTTGTCTACAACCCCAACGTCAAAAACGCCCTGGTGCTCAAGGCCTACGACATCATCAGCCACCGCCGTCTGGAGTTTGACGCCGGGCATACCGACATTGCGCAGTCCTTTATGGCTATCCGCCGGGCCACCACCGCCAGCGGCAACCGCCCAACCTATGAAGCCAGCCGCAGCGAAGAAGCCAGCCACGCAGATTTGGCCTGGGCAACGATGCACGCACTGTTTAACGAACCGCTGCAGGGCGAGGCCGCCAATACCAGCAACATTGTGGAGATTTTCTGATGCACTCAACCCCAACTAACCTCATGACCACCGCCAGCCTGCCTGTAGATCGCCCTTTCTTTGCTTACCAGCATGAATGGAACAGCGGCGCACGCAGCAGAAACCGTGTGCTTACAAAAATGCGTCAGGCTGGCGCAGATTTCTTTTTCGCCTACGAAGCCCTGAACGATGCACTGCATACCGGACGCAACCAGATTTTTCTGGGCTGCACCCCGGCATCCGCCCTGACAGTCAAAACCTATATGTCAGCCTTTATAGATCAGGCTGCAGCCTGGACACACCTTGGAAAAATAAAATCAGGCAAAGCGCATCTGGAACTACCAAACGGTGCAGTCATTTATTTTATCGGGCCGGAAAGCCTCGCCGCCGCGCTCCATGGAAACGTCTACGTGTCAGAGTATGCCTGGGCGGACTCCCCGAAAAATATGATTGCGCTCGCCAAAAGCCTGTCCATGCACGCGCGCTATCACGCTACCTACTACACCACCCCAAGCCCCAGCCCGGAAGCATGGCGGGAATACAAGAAGCTGATTGCCCGCAACAGCACAACCAGCATGACCTTTACCGCTGATGACGCTGCAGCATCCGGGGCAACGCTCGCAACCGGAGCCGCGCTCTTTGATGATGAATGGCTGAATGACATGAAAAAAGAATTATCAGCAGCGGACTGGAGAATGTTGTTTATGTGCGAATGGCCCCAGTTTGACAAGGAGCAGATGGCATGAGCAAACGCAAAAACCGGAATAACCGCGCAGCGGTAGATCACAAAGCTAAACCGCACGGTGATGCGGTGGCTGAGGCATTCAGCTTTGGCGACCCGGTGCCGGTGCTGGACCGGCGCGAGCTTCTGGACTATGTGGAATGCGTGCAGATGGACCGCTGGTATGAGCCGCCGGTCAGCTTTGACGGGCTGGCGCGAACCTACCGCGCCGCCGTGCACCATAGCTCCCCGATTGCGGTTAAACGTGACATTCTCAGCAGTACGTACATCCCGCACCGCCTGCTCAGCCAGCAGGCTTTTGCCCGTTTCGTCCAGGATTATCTGGTGTTCGGTAACGCCTATCTGGAAAAGCGCACCAACCGGCTCGGCGGCGTTCTCTCACTGGAGCCAGCACTGGCGAAGTACACACGCCGTGGCGTGGACCTCGACACCTACTGGTTTGTGCAGTACGGCCTGACCACGCAGCCCTATGATTTTACACAGGGCAACATTTTTCACCTGATGGAGCCGGATATTAACCAGGAGATTTACGGGCTGCCCGGCTATCTCTCCGCCATTCCGTCAACCTTGCTCAACGAGTCCGCCACGCTGTTCCGCCGGAAGTATTACATCAACGGCAGCCACGCGGGTTTCATCATGTACATGACCGACGCAGCACAGAACCAGGAGGATGTGAACAATATCCGCCAGGCAATGAAAAGCGCCAAAGGACCTGGTAACTTCCGTAACCTGTTTATGTATTCACCCAACGGTAAAAAGGACGGCATCCAGATCATCCCGTTATCGGAGGTTGCTGCAAAGGATGAGTTTCTGAACATCAAGAACGTCAGCCGCGATGACATGATGGCAGCGCACCGCGTACCGCCACAGATGATGGGTATTATTCCCAACAATACCGGCGGCTTTGGTGATGTGGAAAAGGCCAGCCGTGTCTTTGTTCGCAACGAGCTGATGCCGCTGCAGAAGCGACTGCAGGAGCTTAACGACTGGCTGGGCGAAGAAGTGATCCGCTTTGAGCCTTACGACCTGGGTTTAAAAAGCAAGCGCAACTAACCTACTTCAGCACCATTTCAAAGAGATGCCCATTCACAGCGCCCCGGCAGCATTCTGCGGGGCGCTTCTTTTTTGCTGCTGCTCCCTTTCCCTTAGAGATTGAATCCGCCAGCGTGCCTGATATTGTGCCGGATTTTCACCATTTCACCCCATTGCGCGCGCTCGTATCCCCGCCACGCCTGCCCGCTTTATGTAGTGGTTTTCATGCACCTGCATGAGACAGGCAAAAGCCCGCCAGTTCTGGCGGGCCTCAGCATAAACGATCCTTAAACGATCATGCGTTTTCATGCGGCATAGTCATGCACTACGACGAAATCAGTCAAACAGAGAATAATTTGCATCAAATTCATGACTTGTGGCTTCGACTTTCGTAATAACTATCAAGTAACCAAGTCCATCAGATAAAGACACCGGATACTCCAGCTCAAGCCAGAAACAGTCATCATAAGTTCTTCCCATCCAGTATCCGCCGCCGCACTCTTTTGGGCGTTGAAAGAAAACCCACTGACCTGGAATGATTGTTTCCAGCGTTTGACCGCGATATACAATTTGATACTTGTTGTCTTTAGACCCCATAGCTAACGCCTCGCATAGCTCGTTGTTCAACCTTGCGAGCGCCAGAACTACGTTCTGCCTCTCACAACGTTATCTAATGTAACCAGCTGTCGTCCTCCCAGACCTGCTGCATAATTTCCATCACTCGCTTTTTGTCTTCATCCAGTTTTAACCCGCTCAGTTCAACACCATTGGCACTGCCCTTACGGATACGAATTGCTGTTTTGGGATACAGAGGGCGCAAATTACGGTAAAGCTCGGATTCAAGGGCTTCCAGTGTGGCCTGGCTAATCTTCTGCTCTTTATCGATCATTATTTCAATGCGCATACAGATTCCCTTTAACTGGTAACGTCCATTGACCGGCTGTATTCATGGCTGCGAATTTTCGCCATCAACTCGTCTGTCAGTTCGGACACCCACTGGATAGCCAGCCGCTTTTCTTCGTCGCTGCACTCACTAGCCGCTACAAGCTTGATAAAAAAATCAATACGCTGGAGCTTCAATGACTCCAAAAGATAGTCCTGCATCTTCCCTCCTATCATTACACGGATACACAAGCACTGTATATATACCCACTGTTTATATAAACAGTATAGTAGGAAAGAAAAAATGTAAAACTCTTTTTTGTCAGTTAATTGGATGTACTGACGCCAGTCAATAAAGCACGAAATGTTAAACAGCATCCTTAGTACCATTGACGCCATTTGTCATCTTCCTGCAGCCTCTGGTTACGGTAAAAAATACGTAAACCGGCACCGGATGGAATGCTGCCGCCACGCAGAAGCAAATCAATCTCAGATGCACTACCTTCAAACCCTCTGGCAGTCAGTTCTGCCTCAAGCTGCAGGCGCTGCTGCTCCGAAATACTCTGTATGTATGCTTTTTTCCGCTTCGGTTTTACCAGTCTCAACCTGGCTGTCAGCTCCCGCCGTTCCTTCTGGCCCATGTTGTGGAGATATTCCTGCAGCTCCTTCTCATCCATGGTTTTAATATCGGGTAAATCACCCCCTGATTTGTTCAGATTTTCAACAGGGGGACAGTTATTGCCACGAGTCCAAGGGGCGCAAGCGCCCTGGTCGGCTGCCGCCTCCTGAACGTCAACGGCCTTACGAACCTTTTTCCACTTCATCGCGTGCGTGCAAATCTTGCCCTCTGCAATCGGGGACCAGATGCCATAGATACGGATACCGTGATCGCCGTAGGCGCTCGGTTCGTCGTTAAGCTCATAAGCAGTGCGGACAAGGTGATGTTTGCGGGGAACCAGTACACCGCCCTGCTTCATGATGTAGGTGGCAAAGCAACCCGCATCTGCAGCCGCCAGTACCGCATCCAGACGTGGATTATCCAGTACAGGCGCACCCGCTTTGCGTTCGCCCTGTACTCTCGCCGCCTGACCAGCCAGCAAGCGCAGCTCGCGGTATGCCTGGCGCCCCGGAATACCAAAGAAACGAAATTGCTGGACACGGTGCAGTGACGCCCAGGCGCTGACATGCTCGGCGCTGTCACGCAGTGATCTGCCGGTTTCTTTGCTGATTTCTTTAGCCAGCCCGCGCCCGTCGATGTTCTTACTGATGTATTTGGCGATGTAGCTTGTCGGTGTGCCCTTGCGCGGGTTGATTAGCTCGGACTTGAAGCGCGGTCCGGTATTGGTGCCCAGCTCCTCGCGGTCTTCACGGATGGCAAACTTTCGCAGCAGCGCGGTGATGGAACGACGGTCTTTTTTGCGCATAAAGCACAGAAGATGCCAGTGCACAGTGCCGTCATGGTGCGGCTCTGCAACGCGGACGCCGTACCAGCGCAGCCCGGCTTTGTGCATGGCCTTGCGGAAAGCGGCGAATGTATCAACCAGATAGTCACTGCTCTGCCGGACCGTGGCGCTGGTCCATTTCGGATTAGGTCTGCCGTTGTTGAGGGTTGCGTGGAAGCGTGACGGGCAGGTGATGGTATAGAACACGGCGCAGTCTCCGCGCATTTCCGCGATCAGCTCCAGCCCTTTAACACAGGCCATCATTTCATTACGGCGGTGCGCCGGGTTGCTGTTGCTGGCGTTCACCACATCTTCCATATCCAGCGTGTCACCGTCTTCGTTGACCAGTTCATGCGAGCGGAAGAACTCCAGCGATTTGCGGCGCTGCTCGCGTTTGTGGATCACGGCTTCATAGCTGACATACGGGGACGCTTTCTTGTTGACCAGGCAGACGGCGCGCAGCTGCTCCTCCCGCCACTCGCAGCGCATTTGCCACAATTTGCGATACCACCAGTCCGCGCACAGCATGCGAGCCAGCGACGGTGGGATCAGTTCATAAGGCACCGACTTGCGGCGGCGCTTTTTGCGGCGCAACTGCTCAAAGGCAGGCGGGATGACCTCAAGGCGCATGGCTTCTGCTGCAACCCTTTCCCATGCCTGGCGGATTTCTTCTGGTTTAACATCGTCACTGACAAACAGATCACTGCAGGCCGTATCAAGACACATGCTCATATGTGCCGCAACCAGCGTGGAAAGGCGCTTTACCTGCTCCTGATTCATTTCAGGCAGTACCAGCAACCCCTCCAGCCCGTCCTGGCTCGCCATGAACCGGAAAGACGCAGACACCTGGCTGTCACGCACGCGCTCCAGCCGCTCCAGACAAGGCCTGATTGTTTCGCGCAGATAGCGGGAATAAGCTTTAGCCCTGCCCAGGCTATGGAAGTATTTAATCCGCTCCAGCAAAGGCTTGCTGATATGGGCAGGCATGGCGCTAACATCGGCAATAATCACCAAATCGGGATTAACGCGCTGCTGTTCGCGGGCCATTTTGGCATGGCTAATCAGCCGATCCTGCTCCATTTCACGCTGGACAGGATCGCGGGATTCATTAAAGAAATAGAGTTCCCAAACCTCATCACTCAGCGCCTCACGGCGCAGATGCTCCTGCTCGTTATCCGCAGCATACAGAGTGATGAGGTTTGAAAGCGCAGACTCCGGCGCAACGTCCGCCGGTTCCAGATACGGATTAACCGCTTTTTTTGTGGTATTCCATGGAAAGGCTGCGGCGGCCTCATTCGAGCCGCCGGTCGCCGCCATTTCGAAGCTGGTCAACTTCACAGGCCAGCCCCCATCATGTAAGACTTGACGAATACTACTGCCGCCTCTGCGTTTAAGGCGTTTCCGTAGGTTCGAATTCGTCCCACTCTGGAGGCAGCCCCATTAACCAAAGGCTCAAGGCCGGATTTAACTGGCCTCCATTTTCCATCTGTGCATTTGAGCCAGTCAGCATCTTTCCAGAAGCCGTTAACCGGACCGGGCCTGCAATCTGTGCCACCACATCCAGACGATCTGTCGATATTTTCCCTTTGCGAATCCTCCCCCCAGGATACCCCCCCCTTGTGGTCGCTGGCTGTTGGCGTGGGCCAGCCAGCCATTTTTACCTGTTGCGCAAGGCTGCTGCCGGACATGCCCTCGGTAATCCCTCGCCCTCCCCGCCTGCTGTCGCTGGCACTCGGAGTTGTCCAGCCCGAAAGCTGCGCAGCTGTCTGCAAGTTCAATCCTCCCTGACGGCCCGCGTTGCTGGGATGCTTCCAGGCATTCGCTGTTGGTGTGGGCCACCCAATAAGTTCTGTCCCGGATGTTCGGGGCACCGACGCTCGCAGCCGGAAACGCACTCGCCCCGAAGGCATAACCCAAGGCTTCCACGTCAGTCTGTACAAGGTCGATCCAGTCATTTGCGTCAGCACTTGCAGATTGCTCGCCAAAGACAACGACAGGGCGACGCTGCCCGACCAACCAATGCATGGCGGGCCATAAGTGCCGCTCGTCAGCAAACCCTTTTCCTTTGCCTGCCGCGCTGAAAGGCTGGCATGGGCAGGAACCTGTCCAGACTTCTCTGCTGTCTTCCCAGCCCACACGGCGCAGGGCATATGACCAAATGCCAACCCCTGCAAAGAAATGGACCTGAGCAAATCCTCGTAAATCATCGGGTCTGACATCTTCAATACTCCTTTCATCTACAACACCCGGCATAATGCGACCGGCAGCCATGTGTACGCGCAGCCGCGCAGCTGCAAACGGGTCTATCTCGTTGTAATAAGCCCACGCACTCACGCCTGCACCTCATACTTAACGCAGCAATCAGGACCGCCAGCAGGATCAAAACCAATCCAGTGATGAGGTTTAGAAGTAGCGATGATTTCCACGGCGGACTTACCATCACCGGCAGCCACACCCATGCTGCGCTTTGCCGTCAGCCGATAGCGGGAGAAATTGCGATAAAGAGAACGGGTCAAAGATGTATCACTGTTGGACACAATGACCGGATGACCTTCTGATGAACGACGCTCAAGAATAGACGCCAGATGATACTGATCATCCTCAGTAAATCCGGCGGTGTGATAACCGGTAAACGTTCCGTCATATGGCGGATCGCAATAAACCACATCACCAGTCTTCAGCAGTGCCAGTGTTTCCTCATAGCTGGCACAGATAAACGTTGCACGTTGTGCCTTTTCTGCAAAAGCGCGTATTTCGTTTTCGGGGAAGTACGGATTTTTATAATTACCGTAAGGAACATTAAAGTGACCACTCAAGTTATAGCGGCACAGTCCGCGATAACAATGGCGATTAAGATAAATAAACATGGCTGCGCGGCAATCCACAGGCCAATCACGTCCATGGTTAAATTCTTTTCGAATATCGTAGTAATCCTCTGCCGATTTATTTTTAGCAAATAAATCCTTGCCAATTGAGATTAATAATTCAGGTCCGCTTTTAATGGCATTGTAAAGACTTATCAGATCTGGATTAATATCCGCGACAAGATAATGAGGATAGTCTGTCTCCATCATCACAGCGCACGAACCCGCGAAAGGCTCAACCAGTCGCGGGCCTGCTGGAAGGTGTTTTTTCAGTTCTGGCATTATGGCGGTTTTATTACCCGCCCATTTCAGGATGGTGCTCATACAGCCCCCCCTACGTAATGTTTGCCTTTCAGCTCTGCGATTTCCTGACAGGTGACGCAACACTGCACGCCCGGAATAGCGCGGCGGCGAGCTGGCGGGATCGGTGCATCGCAATCAATGCAGAGCACACGGGAAACGCCCGGTGTTCTGTTGCGGGCGGTGTGGATGTGGCGCTGACGTTCTTCTTCAACGCGCTGCTGTACAAGGTCCATTGAATCAGCCATCAGTGGATCTCCTGTGCTTCGTTCTGAATGTTTTCAGCCGCAATACGCAGCAGCTCCGCCGCTTCAACGTGGTTAAGCTGACGTGACGTGATATGGCAAGCGAGGCTATCAAGACGGGCTGCCATTGCCGCGGCCCGTGCACGACGTTCTTCCATGCGTGCATCAGTCAGCATCTGGTTAAGGCCAGCATCATCTGGTCCTGTTTTGGTGATACGGGTTTCAATATTTCGCATTGTTGTTTCTCCTGAATTTGGGCAATAAGAAGCCCGGCGGGTTTACGCCTTTAATTTCGGTTGTTTGTTAATTCGGCATGGCTAGCCGATTTGGAAATAAACTCACCACTGTACGGAAATGGTTCATTGCTTTAATCAGCTCCCGCTTTTCGTCAGTCGTCAGCTCACTAACATTGACGCTATGACGTTCCGCCGGAATCTTTGCCATAAAGAATATTGCGGCTAGTGCGCGTTTATTCTGCTCATGGTTAATATCCCGTTGGTCCCGCATATCGCTAATAAAGCGCTCCAGTTCTGAATCAATATTTAAGCCAAACACTTTCGCCCTTAATTCCGCGATGTGGTTTAACCCATTAAGGCGGAGGCCAGCGCTTAGCGGAACAGTCGCTGCATCGCCTTCAATAGCCATGGTTTCCTCTGCTTTTTAGTAGACAGTTCAGCCAGCAGCGCATCCTGAGAGCGGCACGGGTGCCAGCGCTTGCCATCCTTCCCCATAATCCAGCCATGACCGCAGTGCATTGCAGGACTTTGCTTAACGAGCAGTGATGCAAAAGATGGTTCTTTAGTCAGCATAACCACCTCAGATCAGACCGAACGAAGCGCCGAGGCCCGTCACGGTATCTACTGCGCTTGCCATCGCCGGATTAGCCTGCAAACGCGCATGCAATGAAACTGCAGTGAGTGCCATAAGGCGCGTAACAGAGTTGATGCTATTGATCACATCGCGGCGGCCTGCACTGGTTTTCACATCACCGGATACTGCGCCTGCAGCTACACGCCCAATCTCCGCAGTTGCACTCATGACGTAATGCGGCAGGTTCTCTTTTGCCACTTCATTCAATGGCACGCACGGCAGGCAATGGATTTGAGCCAGAAAACCGTCAACCAGCGTGGAGTCCTCAGTAAGATCGGTAAGCAGCCAAATTTCCGACGGCGTGAGCTGATGCGGTTGCTCCGGGTTCAGTTTGTTACGCAGCGTCTGGACGTTCATTCCCGCACGTTCTGCCAGCTTCGCCATGTTGTGACGCAGCGCAAAAGCCCGGCAGGCTTCATCAAAATGCGGATGTTTGGAAATCTTATAATCAAACATGCAAGCCCCTTAGAAAGTTCTCATAATTGAACTTACAGACCAACAATGACGCGAAAGTTGGAATGACCGAGGGATTCACGAACCTGATCCGTTTTGTACATCAGGTAACGCAGGCTTACGCGCCCCTTGTTTTTATCCTTTTTAACCATGTATTTAGCCAGCTTACCATGGTGGATTTTTTGATAAACAGAACCGCGTGAAATGCCTTCCCATTCGGCGAATTCTGCAGGCGTAGCCATCTCTTTTGGTACACGAATTGAAATATCAGTGCTCATAGTGCAGTATCTCTCAGTTAAGGTTTGGTTTATGTCGTTTTATCTTGTTTTATACGATTCAATACTTGAACAATCGAGATACTACGATCCAATATTTGATACGTCAATAGGATTAAAAAATGATACAGGTGAAAGCTGGCGAGAATACAGGGGGTAGAGAGGCTATCCATAGGTTGATGGCGGCCTATGATTTCAAGTCCAGACAGCAGCTATGCGATCACCTAGGCGCATCTAAAAGCACCATGGCAAACAGATACTTAAGGGACAGCTTTCCTGCAGAATGGGTGATCCAATGCGCTCTTGAAACAGGCGTTTCGTTACTCTGGCTAACCACAGGGCAAGGCGAACCAGGAGCAAAAATTGATGATAAAAAAAGTATCAATATCGTGAACTCCAGCAAGGTTAAACCTCTTTCTGAACTTATATCGCCAGAGATCGACAAGGCTACCCTTATGGGAGGTTCGTTGGTTGAAGCCGGGAAGGCCATCATTGATAGCAGCCTGCTTCCCCCTGACTCAAACGAGCTGCTTCTCGTAAATACCACTGGCGATTCATATTTAGTTGACCGTAACCAGACACCACCAGTGAATGGGATGTGGTTGGTCGATATCGACGGGATAAAAAGCATTGTTAAGCTAACTCGCCTTCCGGGAAACAGATTAGTTGTGCATCAAGATGACTCTTCGTTTGAGTGCAGCCTGGATGATATCGAGGTTGTTGGCCGCGCATTGAAAATTATTAAGAGCCTTTGATATGACCATCAGAAAACAGCCGAACGGAAAATGGTTGTGCGAGTGTTACCCGAACGGGCGTGACGGTAAGCGCGTGCGCAAGCAATTTGCGACAAAGGGCGAGGCTGTAGCATTCGAAAACTTCACCATGGATGAAGTGAACAAAAAGCCGTGGCTGGGTGAAAAGGAAGATCGGCGGCGTTTGTCAGAATTGATTGAGCAGTGGCATTCACTTTATGGGCAGACGCTGGCTGACCCCAAACGCCTTATGGCAAAACTCAGCATTATTTGTAATGGCCTTGGTGATCCCATCGCCTCAGAGTTAACCGCAGGCGATTTTACGAAATACCGGGAAGCACGTCTAAAAGGTGAAGTAAAAAATGAAGATGGCGTGCTTATGTCGCCAGTTAAACCCCGCACGGTAAACCTTGAGCAACGCAACCTATCCTCTGTTTTTGGCACGCTGAAAAAGCTGGGCCATTGGTCAGCCCCAAACCCGCTAGCCGGTCTGCCAACATTCAAAATTGCCGAAGGTGAATTGGCGTTCCTAGCCCCGGAAGAAATTAAACGCCTGCTGGATTCCTGTGCTGAATCTCAAAGCCCCAGCTTACTGATGATTGCAAAAGTATGCCTAGCCACTGGTGCACGATGGAGTGAAGCAGAAAACCTACAAGGACACCAGCTGTCGAAATATCGCATCACCTACACCAAGACCAAAGGCAAGAAAAACAGAACCGTGCCAATATCACAAGATCTGTATGACGAACTACCCAAGAACAGAGGGAAGTTATTCACGCCATGTAGAAAAGCCTTTGAGCGCGCAGTGAAGCGGGCCGGAATCGATCTGCCAGAGGGTCAATGTACTCATGTGCTGCGCCATACATTCGCCAGCCATTTTATGATGAACGGCGGAAACATACTGGTGCTGCGCGATATTCTAGGCCATGCCGATATAAAAATGACAATGGTATATGCTCACTTTGCACCCGATCACCTCGAAGATGCAGTGACAAAAAACCCGCTTCACAATCTCAACTGGAAGCGCTAATTTATGGCGGCATTTTGGCGGCAGAGCATTAAAAACGCATAAAACGGACAAACACCAAATAACACTAACCCACTGTTTCTAAAGGTAACTCACTGTTTTTATTATACTAAAAATGGTATGTAGGAATTTCGGACGCGGGTTCAACTCCCGCCAGCTCCACCAATCATGATTGGACGGTGCAAGGACAACACCAACAAAAACAGGAAGTTAGAAGTCTCAGCAAGACACCGACCAGACGGTGAGGAGACATAAAAGGATACGCAAAGGAGCCGCGGCTCCTGGTGATATGAAAGCCCACAGATGTGGGCTTTTTCGTTGATGGTCAGAACGACCAGTTCACACCAGCTACCGCATTCCACGGGGATTCCACACCGGCACCATGGCTATACCCCACCCCGAGATGTCCGCTTAACGTACTGCTGAATGAGGCTTTAATACCTGCCTGGTATATTCCACGTCTGCCCGACAAATCATTGACAAAATTACCGTCATTATTCACTTTCACCCGGTTATCATCGACAAATTCTTTGCGCACAGCCGCCTTCAGCCACGGCTCAATTTCCATACCGTTCCCCAGACGCATGTTGTAACTCAGCGTTGCGCCCAGTTCGCGATATATACTGCGAGTATCGACTGATTTCGATTCCATGCCATTGGATAAATGATATTCGGGGTTATCAGCGGTGAACCCCGTTAACGATGCATACGGCGTCAGGTTCCAGTTACCATCGGTAAATCGCATCCCGGTTTCAATGTGACCGCCCAGCCCGTTGCTGCGATAACTGCCGTTGGCGGCTCCACCGCTGCTCATTTTACCGGCTACGTTACTTTCAAAACGGTTAAGCTTCACGACACCGTCCAGATAAAAACCACTTTCATGTTCCCAGCTGGCATAGCCCCCCAGAGAATAACTGCCCACACTGCCATGTCCTCCGCGATCAAAACCGATATGTGAATGTGAATAGCCCATAAAAGCGCCCAGCGTGGCAATCCCCTCAGGAATATCATTACGACTGTCGATCCCCACTGTCATTCCGGTCAGCGTCTGCTCAAACCCAGCCCCCGCATCGGTGGTGACATTATTACGGGTGTTATACGTCGCCCCCCAGACATTATTGTTGTGTGGACTCGCTTTCATTATGTTCAACCGCTCGCGAATACTGTTTAGCTCAGCATCAAATACCAACGGTAATGTTGCTGCCATATTGAGTACGGCTGCCGTAGAAGGCGTGATGCGTTTCTCAGGGACGGGTGTCGGTGTTGGATCGGGAGTCGGGTCTGGTTTCGGATCCGGTTTTGGGTCTGGTTTTGGATCCGGCTTCGGATTTGGGTTGGGGTCCGGGTTGGGTTTGACATCATTGGTCAGGTTCCAGTTGCTGTTGCCATCGCTTTTCAGGACATACTCATAGGTCCCAAGATCAACGAAACCGCCGGTATTACCCAGCGTAAACGAAGCATCCCCTCCCCCTGTTTTCACCAGCGTCATCGCGTCGTCAGACTGAGGGCTGACGCCTGTATCCTGAACAAAGATTTTAAAATTGCCAGTGGCGTTGTTGTTGACGATCAGTTGATCGCCCCGGGAGCCTGCAACGTTGGTATGCAGGTAGAAATTACCGCTGCCGGAAAGTTCACTGGTGGTCAGCGTATTGTAGATACCGTTAGTTGTGGCAGGCGCTGCTGTTTGTGCTGATAAATAAACATCACCGTCGTTGAGGAGTAAACTGTTTACTCTATATTCGCAGTTGCTGGTGCCTGCACAGGAATTATTGCTGTTAAGCCAGACACTGCCCCGACTGGCAGCCGTCAGGTCGGCAAGCGTCGTATCGACGCCATTTCCGATAGTTAATGTCGCGCTATCGGTAATCCGGACCACCCCTTCAAGTTTAACTGGCGTAACATTATCCCGTGGCGTCATTAACGACAGGCTTCCTGTCGCGCCACTGACCGATGCATCCGCCAGCGTACCTGCGTAGACGATTGCCGTCCCGCCAGCGATCTGGAGATCTTCTGCCCGGGCCAGAGCCTGAAACTCATCTTTTGACCGACCGAGGGTATATTGCCCACCGGAATTAACCTTTGTGGCGAAGTCCTGACCCAGGTTTTGCATTGCCCCACCGTTGCCAACCCTGGAATCGCGGGCTTCGGTACCTGCTAATACCAATAAATTACCGCCATTTTCCAGCAACGCATTGGTCGATAAATTGCCGGCAATGGAAAAGGTGCCGTACTGGTGAGTACCGCTAATTTCAATACCGTTAGCCGTGCTCGTCTGGAGAGCGGCACCGCTGTTCTGGATGATATCTGTCGCTTTGCCATTATCGTTGACTGTCAGCGTACCGCCTTCATTAATCGTTGTTTTTACTGCCTCACCGTTAGCCGAAACTGTTTGTATTCCGCCGTCGTTAATCGTTGTCTCATTCGCCACCCCCTCGACGATTTGTTCGCCGCCGGTGAGCGTCGTGCCTGTCGCAGTGGCTTTTGTTTTGACGATCTCCCGCCCGCCCGCATTGACCTGTGTTTTGGCGGAAGTGGTGTCTGACTCCACGGTTAACACGCCGCCATTTGCCAGCAAGATATTGTTCGCCGCATCCTGCTCAATGCTGAACGCGACGCCATCAGCGCGTGTCCCTGTGACCCGCGTCGCTCTGGTGGTTGCCACCAACGCGCCCTGGCTACTTTGCTGTATCCCCGTTGCGCTGCCTTTCTCCCGCACATCGAGAGTGCCGCCGTCATTAAGCACCGAGTTTTCAGCCAGACCGCCCTCATTAACTACCTGTGAACCGCCATTAATAATGGAACCTTCCGCTGTCCCGTTTACCATAATTTGTTGTAGGCCAGAGACGATATCGGTATTGATCGCCTTACCATAATTCTGAACGGTTTGCGTACCGCCATTGATGTGCGTTTTATCTGCTGACCCACCATCAACAATTTGTTCACCACTTTCGATATTTGCCTCAGTGGCTAAACCATATACCGTTTGCTTGCCACCTTTGATATTTGCTTTTTCAGAAGTGGCACTGGCATATATTGTTTGGGTACCAGCACTATTAAGTACAGTACCAACATCTTTTCCATAAACATCCATTTTGCCGTTGGCATTAATAATCGTGTCAACTGCCCGGGAACCAGTGACGACTGTTAATGAGCCAGCGTTTTCCAGCACTACATTTTTAGCTTCTGAATTCCTGATGTAGAAAGCATCACCATAACTGTTGGTTCCTTCGATAAGTGTTCCGGAGGTCGTGGAAGCAATTAATGCGCCGCCGGATTGTTGCTCAACATGCTTAGCCTCACCACCGTCCTGAACCTCCAGAACGCCACCATTATTAAGTCTGGTGGTATCTGTTTTAGCCTCCTTCTGGACAATCAGCTTACCGCCAGCATCAACGGTAGTATTTTTCGCTGTGGTTTTAGCCACTACCGTCAGTTCGCCGGTATTTTCCAGCACAACATAATTAGCCTCCCCTCCGGTAATAGTGAAGTGAGAGAGCTTGTTGTATCCTTCAATATCAGTCCCTGCGCCCGTGTTGGCAATTAAAGCACTGCCCGTCTCCTGGTTAACCCCATGTGCAATACCACCGGTATAGACAATCAGCGAGCCTCCAGCGCTAATATTGCTGCCAGTTGCCGTACCATCTTTCTCAACAACCTGCCGGCTTCCGGAGGAGATATTTGTCGTGTCAGCTTTCCCGCCGCTCTTGATATTTTGTGTTCCGCTGTTGATATTGGTGCCCGTGGCAATACCATGATTATTAATATTCTGTGTGCCACCATTAATTATGGTATTTGTCGCGTTTCCGGCAACATCCATAACGCCGCCGTTATCTATTCGGGTCGCATCAGCTTTAGCATTCGTTAAAACTGACATTGTTCCTTTATCTTTAATAATCGTCTTATTTGCCGAACCATATGCGTTTATGTCTAAATGACCACCGTTTTCCAGCAACACATGCTCTGCCACGTTATTGTGGATGGAGAATGCCCCTTCACTATTCGTACCGCTCACCGTCAAATCGTAAGTCGTTACTTTTAAAGCGGCTCCATCGTGCTGAGTAATATTAGTTGCCGTACCACCTCTAACATCAAGCACGCCGCCGGAATAAACTTCAATAACATCCGAGGAGCTCGTGTTATCAACAATTTGCGTACCACCAGAATAGATCTGCGTATTTTTTGCCGTTGACTTACTATTCAGAGACTGAGTTCCGCCTTCAATCGTCGTGTCCAGCGCACGGCTCTCATATACTCTTTGCTCACCGCCATTTTTAATGGCGGTTGTTTCTACTGTGCTCTGTTCAACATACTGTCGCCCACCATTTATGGTTGTGTTCGTCGCCAGACTTCCTTGCGTGATGTCCTGATAACCAGACTTATTTATCGTCGTACCGTCAACATGCCCCTGAGTTGATACTGACTGGCCTCCACCATCAATGATTGTTCCATTTGCAGTCCCCCCCTCTATGCGTGAAGTACCGCCCTTAATTGTCGTGTCATTGCTGGTACCACCTTTATAAACATATTGATTGCCACTTTCGATTATCGTGCCAGTAGAAATTCCTCCGTACTCAATTGACTGTCTGCCTCCATTAATGGTTGTATTATTAGCTTGCCCGTTAATATCGGCATGGATTGATACTAGTTGCTCGCCACCAGTTTCAATAATACTACTATTAGATATCCCACCATAGACCTCCTGCCGGCCATGGTTGATAATATGAGTGTTATTTGTTGTACCTCGTTCATCTACTCGTTGGTTGCCATCTACAGTCTCATCGTTTACCACACCAATAACATTAGTAGTGAAGGCCGCCATCCCGGGCTGGGCATATATTAAGGCAGATATCAATAAGGAAAGTACTGAGCGGCGAAAATAATAGGGACTGGTCCTGTTCATAAATTTCATCCTCTGAAAAGTGAATACTGAGTAGCGTTTAAGCGACCTTAGCTTTGCTGCAACATCAGCCCACAGGCACCAGACCAGGGGATTCATCCTGAAGAGACAGCGCAAGTGTATTGTGTTCACCGCTCATCAAAGACATCATGATGAAATGATGATATTCCGCATAAGAATGAGGCATTTTTTTAAGACATTGTGCTGAAGGATGATTGGATAAAAAAGTCAATCTTTTCAGGAAATACGGCGTATTCTTTTCTTTCGACATTGAAGCCGTCGGAAAAATAAAATGATTTACATAATCGTTTCTGATGAATATCTTCTGCTCACATAAAAATCACACAATAACATTGAGATTGCAGATTGTTTTACTTTTACAGCTCTCGTCCCCTCATTGTTGGGCAAATATTGGTAGAGTCAGAGCACGAAAGTTAATACCACGTTCTCACAGCTCCTCCAACAGCACGGCAAGATGCCGCATACTGCGCCCCAGTCGGTTCAGTTTCCATACTACCAGTACGTCCCCTACCGATAATGTCCTGAGCCGTTTGTTCTGTCCGGGTCTGCTGCCACGGTTATGCGCTGAAGTGGTAACTCTGAGCACGCAGTTCATCAGTCAGGCATGGTGCACCGTAACGTTGTTGTTGCTGGGTAAGATCAAAAAACTTTCAGGCAGCTAAGGAAAGTTGAATCAGACATTAGATGAAATATTTTAATCAATTACAGCACAAATACGGACACCGCCAGCCAACCAAATAAATCAAGGGGTTACGTGAAAGCGTAGCCCCTTTTTCTTTGGTAGTGACAGCAAAATGGATGTAGTGTGAAGAATAATCCCGTTTAATCAATCAATAATACATATTATTTCAATCTACGTTATTATCTCTTTGTAAAAATTGCCATTTATTTATCATTGAAAACTGCTTTTAGAAGTTTATACAAGGGGACTATTCACAACAGGACTATTCTCAACGGGATCATCCTCAGAAGAACTATCATCAAAGTCATCATCCATAAATAAAATATCATCGAATGGTGCCACGCCCGTGATTAGTTTTATTTTATTATTACGATCAGACAAGACTCCACTTAAACCGTTTTCGCTGACGCGTTTTAATGATTTTTCATTACTCTTGTTGTAAGCAGGCGCATTAAAAATACACGGAGTATCAAGATCAAACAATGACGTTCCCCAGTTCACATATTGAATATCATAGTTACTGAAGTTCTGTCCAGAAAAGAAGCATCCCTTAAAATCCAATCCACGTAAATTATATAAACCACCCTCTTCTTTTGGGAGAGTAATTTTAATTCTGGCTATCTCCCAGACAAAATTGCCATTTTTGTATTTGAATACCGTTTCAAGCTCTCCTCCAGACAGCTTGACTTCTGGAAATAATTTGAAATTAAACCCTACATTATTATGTGTCAACGTAGATGAACAAAAGATGGAAAAAGCTTGCAGTGCTGAATTATAGCTATCGATTTTATCTTGAGGCTGCGCTCTTGGTAAAAACTTATAGCAACACTCATAAAAATTAAGTAGAAACTCTGATGACCTTCCATTTTTATCAAATAATACCCGCTGAAAATGCTGCACAAACTTATTCGTTTTTTCTTGAATATCTATGGTGTGTTCCTTTGACTCTAACAAAGATGAATCCTGTTGAAGTGCATTGCTCATCTGGTTGAGGAAAAACTGCATTTCTTTCAACTTATCTCCATAGTGACCTTTAACTTGCTGAGAATTTTTAGTTACAGTTGAAACCTTATCTGTGTGGTTTTCATATAAATTATGTGATTCCATACAGTCATTTGGCGGCGTTTCTGAAATAACACTACGCGTTCTACCTGGCTGAAGTGAAGCAACATGAAAATCACTTTTTCTTATATTGCCGAATAGGGTCTGTTCATTTCTCTTAGCGCATTCAATAAACTGATCAACATTATTTTTATTAGATGACATGTCAGTTTCAGAAACCGCATTTTCTTTGTTCTCCAGCTTTAGTTTAATGAGAAGATCTTCCCACACCGTTTTTTTTAAAAATACTACGTCAGGCTCACCATCAGCAACTAACTCTTGATTATTATCAAAGTGTACGTTGTATACTTTTAATTTATTTTCATTAGCATCATATTTAATACGTTTTAATTGTTCTCCGGCTCCCATAATGACAAAGGCATTGCCTTCATGATGTTTACATTCAGACATCATTTTTTGTAAAATTTCAAGAGCACCGTTATACGTCCCTGAGGCAGCTTCTTTACAAATTAATTTTATAATACTATAAGCTAGTAACTCCATGGATTTAGAAGATTTTCTTTCATTACAATTTCCACTATTTATAAATGTGCTAGTGTTAATTTCGTTGCTTTTACTAACTAACATTGTCTTTTCCTCAGTTAATGTCTACATGGCTATTTTTAATGTTATTATTGTTTGTCACTATAAAAAATCGCTCATTTGAGACAATTGCTGGCATTAACAGCTTCATATGCTATACATGGTACTTTTAATTAATTTAGCACAAGAATGCTAAATTTAATAAGCAAAAGGTTATTTCACTGTATGATAAAAACCACCCGTTATAATTTATTCGTGAGAATCGTTTTTTGAGTGTTAGAAATTTATATCTAAATAGCGTTGATTAATGACCAAAGCCAGACTCCTGTAATGCTCACAAGACTCTTCTGCATTCGACGGCGGTTCTAGTCAGTAGTAGATGTTTAAGGCGTGGCAGAGACATTTCATCCTTACTCTACGGCATTGGTCCACATACAAATCGTGGTTGTGACACTTCACTTACCATCAGTGAGCGAACAGAGAATAGTTCAGTGATTTGAGTAATTAACCTGATTAAATGAAGAGGCATGATAAATGATAATACTCTGGCTTTATCGTTAATTACTTAATTCCACATGTAAGCAATTTGCCCGCTTGGCATAGCGGGCATTTTTTCCAGGTACTTTTGAATGAGTACTGATGGATAAATACATTGCAGTGGCGTGCCACGTACCAAAACACCAGCCCTCATTCGAAACTACCTACCGCACTGCTTCTTTAAAATGGCGTTAGTCGTGAAATATTGACCGCCATCGAGTCCCCCTTGTAACCTTAACTCTTCCTGATACGTGAATAATGATTTTGGTGGCCCTTGCTGGACTTGAACCAGCGACCAGGCGATTATGAGTCGTCTGCTCTAACCACTGAGCTAAAGGGCCTTGAGTATGCAATAACAATACTTATATACCACGCAATAGACATGATGATCTTATGATGTAAATAACATATTTTTATGCGTTCTCATTCATCCTGGGTCGTCATTACCTGCGACATAAAACCCGACACCGCTTCCATTCACAAAGTCGATACTCTCAGTCAACAAGCAAATGCTAATACTTAGCACTATTTATAGTTACCATCGATTCAATGATAGTTTGTAATGATTTTGTATCTAATAATATAACTTTATTACATTAGCTGAAGAGTTTTCGCATCATTATGATATCTGTTACTTTTCACCCCATAAAAATAAACTTCATATAGCAATATATTCTTTCATAGATCTTATTCTGCTAATCATTAGTTTCGTATGAGCGATTTTTGACAGTTGCCTCTCCAGACCACATTGATAATTAAAAAAACAGATTTAAGCATTATCCTTTTCCATATAAATATTGGATAAAAGTAGGACATCTGTTTGCAATTACTTTCACAACAATTAAACATTTTTATGTTTCCGTATACACCATATTACTCTACCATTAGAGGAACTTTATTATGTTTTCTATAAAACCAGGACCAAGAAATTTACCTATCGGCAACCCCACATTGTTATCATGGAACATTACTGACGGGGATCTAAATTCCAAATTAAATACATTAGAATATCTAAACTGTATAACAAATATTATTAATTCTTGTGGAGTTTATCCTCAGGATTTAAAAGACAGAGAAATTATATCAACTTTTCACGCAGAAAAAGTTATTAATGATCTGTTAAAAAACGATTATAAAATTTCCCTTTTTCCAGATACAACTTACCGAGAGTTGAATAAAGCAGCACAGCGTAGCATTACAGCGCCAGACAGGATAGGAGAAGGAAAAACATGGGTTTATCAACGAGATACAATGGTTGAAAGAGGTGATAACAGCGGTGTTCATCAGTATGGTCCAGCTGAACATTTTACTCACATTATATCTGACAAACCGTCCCCAAAAGATAAGTATGTTGCATATGCTATTAACATTCCTGACTATGAACTGGCAGCTGATGTATATAATATTAACGTAACGTCACCTACCGGCCAGCAAGAAACATTTAAAATATTAATCAATCCAGAACATCTACGGCAAACACTTGAGCGTAAATCTCTTACTGCTGTTCAGAAATCACAATGTGAAATCATCACCCCCAAAAAACCTGGCGAAGCGATTCTTCATGCTTTTAATGCCACCTATCAGCAAATCAGGAAAAATATATCTGAGTTTGCACGTTGTCATTATGGGTATATACAAATCCCTCCCGTAACCACTTTCCGCGCCGACGGACCAGAAACTCCCGAAGAAGAAAAAGGTTACTGGTTTCACGCTTATCAACCCGAAGATCTTTGTACTATCCATAATCCAATGGGAGATTTGCAGGATTTTATCGCATTGGTTAAAGATGCCAAAAAATTTGGTATCGATATCATCCCTGATTATACATTTAACTTTATGGGAATCGGGGGTAGTGGTAAAAATGATCTGGATTATCCCTCTGCCGATATACGAGCGAAGATCAGTAAAGATATAGAAAGTGGTATCCCTGGCTATTGGCAAGGTCAGGTCTTGATTCCCTTTATTATAGATCCAGTAACAAAAGAACGTGACCAAATCCATCCAGAAGATATACATCTCACTGCAAAAGACTTCGAAGAAAGTAAAGATAATATTTCTAAGGATGAATGGGAAAACCTCCATGCATTAAAAGAAAAGCGTTTAAATGGAATGCCTAAAACAACACCCAAAAGTGACCAGGTTATTATGTTGCAAAATCAATACGTTCGTGAAATGCGAAAATATGGCGTACGAGGTTTACGTTATGATGCGGCAAAACACTCAAAACATGAACAAATAGAAAGATCAATAACCCCACCGCTTAAAAATTATAATGAGCGGTTACACAATACTAACTTATTTAACCCAAAATATCATAAAAAAGCCGTTATGAATTACATGGAATATCTGGTAACTTGTCAGTTGGATGAACAACAAATGTCATCACTGCTTTATGAAAGAGATGATTTAAGCGCCATTGATTTTTCATTGCTCATGAAAACGATAAAAGCCTTTTCATTTGGTGGAGATCTCCAAACCCTTGCATCAAAACCGGGTTCCACAATCTCAAGTATCCCATCAGAAAGACGGATATTGATTAACATTAACCACGATTTTCCTAACAATGGTAATCTTTTCAATGACTTTCTATTTAACCATCAACAAGATGAACAATTAGCAATGGCATATATGGCCGCTCTCCCGTTCAGCAGGCCTTTAGTTTACTGGGAAGGCCAAGTATTAAAATCAACGACTGAAATTAAAAATTATGATGGGTCCACGCGTGTCGGCGGTGAGGCGTGGCTTAATAAAGGTTGCTCTACCTATCAGCAGCTCTACAATGAATTCCACGCATTATATATAGATAAAGCAGGAATATGGAGCGCATTTGAGGGTGTATTTGCAACTAAAAACGTTCTGGCCTTTAGTCGTGGGGATTCTGTGAACATTAATCACTCTCCTCATGATGGACTAGTTATAATAAATAAAGGAAACGAAGAAGTTGAAGGTACCTGGCCTAACAAATTGCAACCTGGAATATACAAAAACATGGGGAGTAATAGCGTTAACATTATTATTAATAATACCCGAAAAATTATCCCCCCTGGTAAAGTATTTACGCTTAGAGGCGGAACTCTAAATATCAATATTCCTGGGCGTAGCGCTCTTCTTTTAGGGAAAACAGGAGAACCGCCGAACTATCTCTATTTATAATTTAATGTTATATCTGCCCCGATAAAACGGGGCAGATAATATGTTTAGTTTACTAACGGTCATTTTGCAGTGAAGCCATTTACTGTTTTTTATCGACCAGATAATCTGTTCTCTAATGTTAACTCCCCCTAACCTGTTGCTTTAGTTATTCATTTCCTGTCTCACTTTGCCTTAATACCCTACGTTAAATGTTACTAATTTGTTGCTTTTGATCACAATAAGAAAACAATATGTCGCTTTTGTGCGCATTTTTCAGAAATGTAGATATTTTTAGATTATGGCTACGAAATGAGCATCGCCATGTCACCCTACATCTCATAAGAGGATCGCTTCTGATGAATGCACTGACCGCCGTACAAAATAACGCTGTCGAT